GTGGAGGCACTGGAGCACCCGATGCACTTCTTCTTGTGATTTCGTCTAAAAGCAAGGTCTGCTTGGTGATTAGTTCGCTCACCTTTGCTATTGCAGCACCCTGTGTTGTTATTTGCTGTGAGGTGAGTGCTGTTGCTTTACGGGCTTCTTCGCTTTGACTTCCGTACAGGAATGCTCCTACATTCCCCCCACCAAGGAACTTTGGCATTGTCTTGCCCAATATTCCTGTTCGTTCCAAACCTATCTTTGCAATATTGGTGAAAAGATCCCCAAATCCTTCCCCTCTTAATGCGCCAAAAAGACCACCAGTAAAGGATTTAGATACGACTTCACCCGCAAACCCACGCAAGCCCTTCTTGTATTGTTCTGTTGTTTTTTCTATTCCTTTTTCACGGACAACAATATCCTGTTGCAAAGATTTTATCTCTGCATCAAGAACCGTTATTGTTTCCCGACGAACCTTTAGTTCGTCATCCATCCGATCACGCTCGGCTCCAGTGACTGTGCTCAGTTTGGCTGTGGTTTCGGCATAGACTTGCTTTTCGCTTTCGAATCTTTCCTTTAGCAGTTGGAGACTTTGCTTTTCTCCTGCAACCTGACCAGCCAAGCGTTGTTGGATGATCTCACGCTCTTCGTCTGTTCGTGCGGATGCAAACTCTTGGAGCAAAGTTCTATAGTTTGAAGCAAAAGCCTCACTTATAGTCCGATTTGCCTCTATTCTCTTTTCTTCAGCATCTATTGATTTAATGGTTGATTCACGCAGTCTTTCCTGATCCCGTATCTTTTCACGAAGAATCTGCACTTCACGCTTTACTTCGTCATTGCTCTTGTTGCTGATATTTTGCTTTGCGATACTGATTTCATCTTCTATTCTCAGTATTTCTCTTTTTGTTGTTTCTTCTATGGACAATCTGCGCTGTTGTGTATCCTCCAACAAGGCTCTTGTTTTCTTTTCGGTATCCGTGGTTGTCCGAAGTTCAACCATTACCGCTTGCTTTGTCTTGAATGCACTCCTTTCCATAAAGGAAAGAGTAGCCATAAGAGAATCTTCCATTTGTACTGCAAGATTTCTTATGGCATTATCATCAGATATCTTTGCCAAGAGAATAATGCTCTCGGCGGCTCCACGCAGTTGGGCAGCCTGGCGACCGTATGCACCACCCAATGCCTTTAGACCTAGACGAACACGGGGAATCTCCACCTTGCTCAAAGAGACAAGTTCCCGATTCAATGCTTTTATTTGAGCGGGATCAAGTCCTGATAGGTCTATTTGGGGTAGTGGTTGTGCTGCCATTTAGCGTTTCCGTTTGCTTGATGCTGCCTTTATCTTTGCATTCTCTGCTTCTATTCTCTTGTTTTCTTCTTCAACATAGTGACGAAGCAGCGAAACATAGATGTCTCTCTCCCACGGAATCATATTCTCAATTTCAGTCAGACTGTATTTATGGTGCTGCATCATTTGAAAATTGAGATTATAGTAGTTTGTCAGGCTGTTGTGGGAGAGGCAGAAGCGAAAAAATCCTCAACACCTCTCAGAATCATTTGCTTTTCTGTTTGGCACTTAGGGCAACGGAAATGAACTTCTTTCTCTACTCTGGGCATATTGGAGATAAAATCTATTATTTTCTTAAAGTTTTCGGTTGGAACACCCTCAATAAACTGGATTAGTTCTTTTTCAGAATACTGCTTGGGATCAAAGGTCTGTTCACCATCAAAGATCATATCAATGCATTTTGTAATAATCTTAAAAACGGTTTCCGTATCCCCTGAACCAACTGCTTTCTCGGGATCAATGTTTTCAACCATTTCCAAATTTGGGTACACAAGAGTTATTCCTACATTATCAGAAAGCATGACCTTGTATGGAACCTCAACCTTATTCTTATCATTTACTTTGATGTCCGATAGATTGATTTTTAGTTTTCCTTGGGTCGAGCAAGTTGGACAAACCACAATAGGTTCCAAAACCTCTCCCACAGACTTTCCTCGAATTTGGATGAACAGGTATTCCACATCAAAAACAGTTAAATCGTTTACTTCAATAGGAGTGGTTATGCAATTTTTGAGAATCTGCTTTAGAGCACGATATTGTGCTTTTTTGTCCCCTGTTTCCAATGCAATAAGGAGTAGTTTTTCTTCCTTTACCAAGAACGGACGAAATGTTATTTCTTTTCCGCTTGATGGTATCGTTGTCTCATGTGTTGGTGTGCCGATGACTGGTAAGCCCATGCTATAATCCTCTCTAATAGTATTGGTTGTTTTCAGTATTTAGTATAACTTCAGAACGATGTATCCAGGCTTATCTGATAGCAAGCAAAAGTAACTGTAAACTTTACATATTCATTGCCTTCGGTTGAAAAAGAAATAGCCTGCCTGTTTACTGGATATAACCCATTTATTTCTACAATGGTATTTTTCCTCTGTCCAGATGCGGGAGTTGTTCCTCTTTGTATTTGGCACTTGTATTTTCTACAATAATCATCAAAATATCCTGTTGTAACATATCCATTAGTATCCACCGCCTTTACATCAGACATCCATTTCTCTATTGTATAGAATATCTCAAAATCCGATGGTATTCTCCAAGAGATTTCCAAATCCTCATAGGTTAGTTCCGAAGCAATCTTTGCAACCAACGAATTCGCTGTTCTCGATTCATTTGTTTGTATAGCGGTTCCAGGAATGTTCACGGTTTCGACATAGTTGTTGTAACGATTCAAAGCCGTAGAGTGGTTTCCACCTGCCCACAGGACATCATAATCGGAAGTAAGAACATAGTCTTTTCCTTTTCGTAGGGTATTGTAGACATCGTAGACGCTTAGTGGCATTGGTTACTCCATGTATGCTATGCTTTTGATGAACTCTCTTATCAGCAGTCTGCTCTCGACCCAAACTTTTCTGCTCTTTGCCTTTACAAAGTTGTGATACGGCAGAGCCACGGCATTTCCCCATTGATTTGATGGAACAATCACAGGTCTACCTATGATTCTGTTTGTATCATAAGAACGAATGCAAGGCATACCAAACACATATCTTATGGTTTTTAGTATATCATAATCCATTCGGAAATACCCGACTCCTTTTGGTGGAGTTTTTTCTCCTAATCTCTTATGGCTCATTCTGAGCATTCTTTCCAATAGTTCTGCTCTTATATCAGGTTCAAGATAGTGAAGATTTATTCCTAGAATATTTTCGGTTTCTTCGGTCTTTTCTCGGGGAAGGGTTATTATCAGGGGAGTTATATCGTAATATTCAAGGTCTTTTTTGGTCTTTGGGTGGTAGAGAAAGGTGAACATTCTTCCCGGGAGAGTCATGTATTTCTTTGAGCACACATTGGTTTTATTCTTGAGCAGAGACAGGGTAATATCGTGTTCGGTTGGAAGTTCGATCTGTCCTTTTTCAATGGCATCCATGAACCATTCTGTTGCACCAGGGGCGGAACCAAACTTCTTGGTTTCTTCCAAAATAGCCCTATTCATATCTTTTAGGATATCCGAACTGTTCGTCAGGTCGTATACCTTTTCGCCTTTGCTGTTTATGGATATTTTTCCACCATCTTTGGTTTTTTCCGATGCCATGTGCTTTTAGAAAATGTCATCCTCGGTCAAGATGACAAACTTCCATCCCCTTTCTTCTGCAAAACGGTGAGCGGCTTCCCATTTTCCCTGATTCACTGCCCAAGTCTTTGCTTCATATATGTAGTTTGATTTTTGTTTTTTAGTGGGATTCTCTGGTTTCTTTGGTTCTTTGCACTGTTTCTTTGGTTTTATCTCAATAAGGGAAACCTTTGGCTCTCCCATCTTGTCAATGCTTTCAATGATGAAATCTACAAAATAGTTATGGCGGCGACCGTCCACAGGAGACACATAGGGTATTTTGACCACTTCTGATCCCCACTTTGTTATATTTGCATTGGTGTCGCAGTAAACCATGAAGCGGCGTTCCCAAAGTGATCGGTATCGTATCTCTTCGATATTTCCAACATACTTTCTTGGATTTTCGGGTTTGTACTTTCCTTTGTAAGACATATTTCCTATTCCGTCATAAATACTTGGATTACAGGAGAACCCAATGGCATTGAGATATCCGAAGACTGTTGATAGTGCAGGAGCACCTTATGTCACCTTTAGTTTCAGAAAACCAAGTGGTGAGAAATCATCCGCTCCTGATATCGTATTATTTATGCCTCCTGCATTTCAAATAACAGACGGTCAGGACTATGAGTTCACATCAAAAGGAACAATATCTCAGATATTGGGTGCATTAAGCAGTCCAGAGGGAACTCTTCGTGGTCTTCTATCCCTCTTGGGAAATATTCCAAAACTCTCAACAGACTATGCTGAAGGATTGGCTTTGGCAGGTGAGGCTGTTCGTGATCCAAAGTTCTTCAACTACAAGGAACCAAAGGCACGGGAGTTTACATTCAACTACAAGTTTGAGCCAAAGAACAAGGAAGATGCATCGGATATGCTTTCCATAATAAACACCTTTAGATATGCTTCCTATCCTACCGCTCTACCTGGTGGAAAGATGTACGGTGTTCCTGATTCCGTTGTTCTGACCTTTACCAATGTAAAGACAGGATTCGAAGAACAACTTTCCTCTGCTGGCTTGGTCATAAAGGAAATAAACACAACACTCTCCGAGGGAGAACAGATGATTACCTTCAAGGATGGAACACCCACCCAAGTGAGTCTACAGATTCAGTTTGCGGAAACCGCTCTGCTCACGAAGGATACATCTGGTAAGTTAGCACCATTGAACACCACTGGTTCAAGAACAGGAACTTGATAAATGGCTCTATCGTATTTCTCCAAACTTCCGATCATTGAGTATCCCTTGGATAAGACTTCAAACAAGAAGGCTAGGGATATTCTCCATCGTCTTTTCTTTGACCAAAAGTTCTTGGATCAGAGTGGATACATCAGGAAATACGAAGTAAGGGAAGGTGATAGACCAGAAATCATATCGCACAGATTATATGGACGATCCGATCTGTATAGTGTCATCATGCTTCTCAATAGTTTTGATTCCAGTATGCTCTCTGGACTTCCACCAATGTCTTCCATATACGATGAGTATCTAAATGAAAAGTATTCAGATGATGTGTATTATGTCTCCCCTGTTGGAGTGAATCTATCAACCTTGGGCGATGGGTTGTCTGGAGGATATGTGTTTCCCCTGTTGCAGAGATCATTTGCTCCTGGTGAAATGATATTCGGCGCAGGAGCAGATGGTTTCCAAATATACAGCATTAGAGCCTATGTCAAGGAATGGAATCCTGTTCACTCTTCTCTGAAATTGGATATTCTTGAAGGTGTATTTGCAAAAGGAATGACCCTTGCAAACAACAACGGAAATGCCCATTTCAAGATTGCTCATAAGAAAATGGGACGGGAAGCCGTTCACCATTTTGAATCAGTTGTCAATACCTTTACTGGTGGAACCCCATTGGCAAAGGGGATGGTGATTGATCCGCTTTCAAGAATCAATGTGTCTGGTAGTGGTGTTTCAATCATTCCTATGGGGATCTTCAATCATGGTTCAACTGGTTCATATGTCTCCAGCCTGATACACTCGTACAATGTGCTGGGTGGAGACATATTGGCTAGTCAAAAGCCGTTCATCAAGGTTGTCACAAATCAAGAGCACGAAGAAAGAACGCAGGAACAGAAGAGAACGATAAATGTACCCGCTCAGGATAACATCCTGCTCGGAGATGTAGTTTCCACTGTTTCCGAGATATTGGAAAGCACTACAGGATAATCCGATGGTAACAAAACAATCATCATCAAGACAATATGCAAAGTCTCTTGATTTTGAAATAGAGACAATAACCATCGGTAGTCTGCAAAAAGACGATATAAAAGACATTATCACTATTCACGATAATGCAAAGGATATTGCTCGTTGGGCTTCTTGTTCCATTTATGAGGATATATTCACCAACTTTATGACTTGTGAGATTGCACTGTACGATCAAGACGGATTTTTCCTCAATCGTCTGAGAACCGACGAAACAATCATCATAAAGTTCAAGACACCTGATTTAGAAGGATATAGTTTTGAACCAAGATTGCATTATTTCTATCTCTACAAGATAGATCCTGTTGTCATTTTGGATAAACCACCTGGTGCTTTCTATGTTGTAAAAGGCATATCGTTTGAATATTTCTACAACAGTCTTCGTGCTTTTTCTAAATCATATCCAGGAAAGACCACGGATATAGTAAAAAAGATTTATACTGAGTTTTTGGAGGCAAAAAGCGAAAAAACAATAAAAAAGCCTATAAAAATAGGCAGACCAACAAAGCACGATATGAAGTTCACATTTCCTTATGTGAATGCAGTCGATGCCATAAATCACTTGGCTTCCGTATCCGTGGACTCGGTAAATCCCGAAATATGCAACTATGTGTTTTTTGAGAATAAAGACGGATTCAACTTTATATCAATCACTGAAATGATTGAGAAACCTCGCCGTGTACACAAATATACTACCTCAAGAACACTGCTTTTTCCATTTACGGAATTTGCAAAATATTTTGATAAAACGATCTCCGTAAAGCCTATAAAAACAGCAGACAAGATCATAGACACATTGGATGGTGTCTATGGAGAGTATTTTGCAGAATATGATCTTTTGTATAAGAGTTATACTCCATTCTTCAATAATACCGTCCGAGGTCAGGGAAGCATGGAAGGAAAAAGATATCTTGATGTGTTTCCCAAAACAAAACATCTGAATCCACTTCCGCTATTGAATAAAGATAATGAAATATTCAAATATCCATTGGGAAGAAATCGGGTTTGTTTTACGAATCATGCTCTTTATTCAGAAGAAAACAAGTTGGAACAGAATCAAAGCCAATGGAAGTTTTACGAAACACACGAAGAGAAATACTCTTTTCAAAGAAGATCAATGATGCAGCAGATCAATGCATTTTCTGTTGAAATCATAGTTCCAGGAAACTCCGAAATAACCGTTGGTGACATCATGGAGTTGGATACGGTAATCTACCGTACTTCAGACAAGGATAAATACCTTTCTGGACGGTACTTGGTGACATCTGTTCACCATCTCATTACAAACGGAAACTATACATCAATCGTGACCATTTCCCGTGACTCCCTAAAGTCCGACGACTTTGATGATGAAACGGATGCAGGAGTATAAAACATGAGTGTTGTTGACTACATTGGAAAAAATCAGTTCGTTTGGTGGCAAGGTGTGGTTGAGGATGTGATCGACCCTATGAAAGCAGGTCGAGTTCGTGTTCGTGTTGTTGGATACCACAATCCAAGCAAGGATGAACTACCAACAAAAGACCTTCCTTGGGCTTTGCCAATCATGCCTGTTACAAGCGCAAGCACAACTGGCATCGGTCATTCCAGCACAGGATTGGTTCCTGGCTCGGTTGTCATTGGATTTTTCCGAGATGGTCATTTGGCACAACAGCCCATCATATTTGGTTCCATTCCTGGTCTTCCTCTAGATGGCCCACCAGGAACTTGCTTTGGTTACGGTGATCCTCGGCTTGTGTCTGCCACTGCTGGCTACTATATGCCCAACGAAGAAATGTTGGGAAAAGGAGGAACCGTTGGAAGATTTGCTCCAAGATCAGGACACTATGTTGGACAGACATTTGATCCTGGTAATGGATTGTTTGGTAAAAATGAACTTCCCACGGTTGGAGGCATTGCCAAATACGAATACAACTACTACACTAAAACCATTTCACACGAAAACTCGCCATACGGAAACATCTACCCAAGGTATTGGGGGGGGCCAACAGGCTCCATTTCACCCATAACCGATACAAATACCCTTGCAGGTGGATGTGGCCCAACCCACGGATCAAAGATACTGCAAGAATATATGATTGATCGTGTTGGGCTTGGAAATATTCTTCCTGTTCCAAAGTTTAGACCTTGGTATGAGATTCCCCTCATAACATACGACATTGCCGATCTTCTTGCAGAATCGGGTGATCCATCGGTGATGACACCGCAGGGAATCAAGAAGTTTGATTTGGGTGCTGGAGGCGGATTCCGAACTGGAGCCGATCTTTTCGGCAAGTACGGAGGTATGCCACCAGCAGTTGATGAAAGTGGAAATACAGTTGTACCACCACCATTCAACGGCTACGAAACCACGACAACTCTTCGTGGAAACGAGTTCTTTGAGAGGATGTTTGGCACAACTAGTGATTATGTCACGGTGAAGATCGGAAGAAATGGTCAAAAGGAATATCTTGTAGACGAAGACAGCCCTTGGGTATTCATGCCACCCAAAGGCACTACCATGACCCGTCAGTACCCGTACAACCATGTGTATGAAACGGAATCAGGTCATATCATGGAGTTTGATGACACAAATGGAGGTGAGCGTGTAAAGATAGCGCACCGTTTGGGTACATCAGAAGAGATAATCGAAGACGGATCAAAGATCGAACAGGTAATAAACGACAAATACACCCGCATTCTTGGAGACAATAATACTGTCGTTGGTGGAAACTCCATATTCTTCGGTGAAAGAGGCTTCAAGGCTGTCATCAATGCTGAAGCCCTGCTCTATTCAACCGAGGTTGCAGAAGGAAGACCGCTTCCACAGGTAAAATCAGAAGACGATGATCCGTTTGTGTATGGGCCTGGTTTCCTTGGCACTGGAGAAAAGGGAGGCCCTGGTTGGTGGGATGGAAAGAATCCCGAGAAGAAGGCTCCAGATGGCACACCGAACACCGAGTTCTTCATTGATGCCCAAAAAGAAAGAAATATCTTTGAAGGAAACTATACAATCAGTCTTCCTGCTGGAGTAAAGTTGGACGACAACTTCAAGGTTCATGCTGGATACCGTGGTCTTCCCCGAATGAACTATTTCAAAGGCGGAAATACCGATGTTATTGTGGCATACGGTAATGTGAACCTTCATGTCATGCGTGGAAATGCCAATCTTAGAATAGATGATGGTGATCTAAATCTTGAAGTCATCAATGGCGATCTACGCTCATATATTGGAGGAAATCATTTCCAAAGAATAAATGGAAATGAAATCAGATTTATTGGTGGAAATAAATACGATGTGGTGCAGGGAAAGATAAAAGATGTTTCCCAAGGAGAAGAAATAACAACCAGAGGAGAGTTGAACATATTCAACAGTTATGTTCCTTTGGATTTCACGCTTCGTGCTCCTGGTGGAGACAGTCCGTTGGCTAATGGTGGTGCAGGTGGCCCTGTCCAAGGCAGCCCCATGCAGAATGGTGGAAGTGAACAGGAGTTCAGAGGTATGATTGATGTCATACGATTTGGAGAGGCTAATTCTGGAAACGCTGGAGTAATCGGAGGCATATGATAAATAAAAGACCACCAATATCGTTTGAAGGGGTGGGACTTGCTCCCGAACAGAGAGCATTTGTCAATGCTGTTATTACAGGAAAGGGATTCAACAATCCTCTAGAGGAAAAACTCCGATCAATATACAATGCAGTGGAGGAAGCAATCACAAAGTTGAACACTCCCTTTCTATTTGGGCCTGATGCCATATCACAAGACTATCAGGATCTTTTTCAGTTGAAATTGGAAAATCTACAGTTGGCTATTATTCAGTATTGGAAGCACACAAACAAGTTGTCGGGTGTAGTGAACTCCGAGATAACTGAGATAAACAGATATGATGCAATATATCTTACCACCACTCCTGCACCAACAAGAAAGAGCATTGTTGTCAGTGGTTCAAATGGATTGAACCCATCAACCACCGCAGACAAATCAAGTGTTGGTTGCTTGGCAAATATTGCAGAGTTCTACAACAGATTGCTTACTTCAATAAACTATTGCACCGCAAGATCGGAAATGGCAAGAGATCCCAATTGTGGATTTGGATCATTCAACAGTCTTTTGGGGTCTATGGATAAGATTATTGATGGCGTCAACCGTACCGTTGAGTGTGGACCTGGTTGCTGCAATCCCTGCATTGATCTTTCATGCACAGGTTTGGAGCCTGTTTGCTTTGGGTTGAAAGGAATAGTGGATCACATTGTGTCTGTAAAGAACTCCATAGGAGGACAGCGTGGCATTGATGCTGCATTGGCTCTAGCCTATGAGTATTCCTTGGGTGTTGACAGACTTACTGCTGAAATATACTGCAATATCAATACAGATGATACAAACTACTGCAAGGAATCCCGATATGTTGAACGGTTTGCCCTGGGTCAAAGAATATCAAATGATATTCTAAGCAATAATGCAGTCTCTTCTGTTCTGAATAGTTTCTTTGGCACAAAGGTGAAATAATATGCCTGTTGATCCCAGACTACAAAACCAACAGACAGGGCAAACCACCTCACCACAGTTCAACTTGGAGGATATTGCTCGTCAAAAGATAGCGGAAGTGGTCAAGAGAAGACTTTTGGAAAGAACAAACTACCAAGAGCCTGATGATACTTGCGATTGTGATGCTTTTGTCACGAATCCACCAAATGCACCAACCACGCCCAGAAGGAAGAAGCCACCTAATCCCCCTCTTCCACCCAAGCCTGCAATCCTACCACCTCCTTTGCCACCGCCTCCAGCAAGGTACGAGGCTCCACAGTTGCCTAATGCAATACCTCCGTTGGTTGCTCCACCGCCACTTACGCTCTTTCCTCGTCCAAACATCGACATTGAAGTGGAGGAAGGGGTTTCTGGAGCCACAGGAACAACTACTCCTTCTGTTACAACAGAATCTCCATCCACTTCAGATGAAGGAAACTTGGATGATTTTTGGGAAGGAAGAATCCCATGTTGTCTTGGCCCTCTAAATGATAATAAACCATTCGTAACCGATCACGATTTGGCTTTGGGAATAGAAGAGAGTACCCACAGCGGTGAGTTCAGAAACGGGTGCTATCCCATGTGCAATGCAGGAAGCCTTGCCCAATACCGCTTGGGTTGGACAAACCCTGACGGAAGCGATCCTTGGAATACTAGACCACCATCTGGATTCTGCGACCGAGAAGGTATACAGATATGCCAATGTTTTGCAAGAAATAATCCTAGTAATCCTTGCTACAAGGGAAATGGTCAGGTTTCAAAACCTGGAGGAAATATTACTTCCACCTCGGCTTTGAAAAGAATACCGCTACCGCCTCGGTATACCACCCCCAATGAATACTATCTTGAGAATATTTTCCCAGCCGATTTCTGATTGACTACATAAATCGGAATATATGGTGGTAAAAACAAATGGCTGAATCAAGACCTTATGTAATAAATGCTAAAGTAATATATCTTCTAAACTCTGCGCCTGTTCCAAATATGCGCCCGAGTCTTGGTTCGCTTGTACAGAGAAAAACTATTGATATTGGATGCTATCCGTTTCCTTTCATGGTTAACGAGGATAATGTTCCTTTAGATGGAAGAACCATTAGCGACGGCACAAAACTTCCTGTGCGTATAGTGCCGTTTTGGTGTTCAGAGAACACATATGCCCGTTATCCAGGTGATCCTTCATTTAATAATGGAAGAATATCATGGGCAGGAAACAAAGGGTATGTAAAATCCAATATCGAAGGAAATAATCTTAATTTAGAACCCATATTCCTGTACGACCAAACAATGGGAGTCACCTACACCCAAGTAAGGTATAACACGGCATTCATATCAATGGATAATACCGTTCCCAAAGAGTGGATAGGCGTAAGGGATACTGTATTTGCCGAAGGATTTGATGCTGTTCGATTCACAGAGGGAACCACCTATGAAATAGGAAATAATATCTTATTCAAGGCTTGGTCTGGTCTTACTGTTGATTTGGTTGAACTCGGTGGTTTGGGCGAAAATACCTACGGATTCCTTCCAATGACCGATTATATTAATGGAGGAGGTACATTCAGTCCCTTCTTTGATCGTTACAACTACGAATGCTTGGATCAAATCCTTAACAGCGAACGCTTCCTCTCGGTCGGCATTGAACCTAAAACATTTTGGGAGGGTGCTGGTGCTAGTTATGGTGCTAGTGGAGGACTTACAGGACAACTGTTTCTTCTCAATGCGGTCACTGGTGGTGCGGATGCTGGATCTTATTTTGTCCTTAGTGTTGAAGATGCACTTCTTGATACTTATCTTTACAAGGGAATATCGGGAGCAACCATATCAGGCAAAAATTTGGCAAAAAATCTATACGGTATAGCCAATGAAACTCCATATATTGGAATAAATGAAAAAGTTGGAACAAATGGAAATAATGCAGGATTTATAGAGACAATGGCATTCCTGCTTGGTACAAATCAAAAGTTTGTATCTCTTGGTGGAACTGGAGGAACTGCTTCTCTTCGTGCGTTGGATTTCAATAACCCTTGCTCTGCATCCTTTGTGTATGACGAGAGCACCGAATTAGGACGATGGGGATATGAAGTGCAGCCAGTGAGTATTGGTGAAGACATCTTTGTTCCTGGCGTGGATGAAGTTGGATGCAATGTGAATACATTTGTTGAATATCTTAGTGGAGCAACAGCAAAGTCACATGGACTTGTCCATCCTCTTTCTTGGATGTTTTGGAGAGGCATATCATCAGGGAACAGCATCGTAAGATATTCTCCTGCATTTATTCACGATTATGTTGGGGATGATCCCGATCTAGGAACTCCCATCTACAACAAGTTGGAAGGGATACACGATTATTTGTGTTATGAGCATTTTGACGCAAACGGTCTTCTTGACCGAGTATACTATCCACTAAGACCAATAACAAGCCAATGGTACTCACAAAAAGTGGCTCCAAGTTACACCGATCCTGTCGATGGTCAGATTTCTGCACAGGGATTCGGAGCAACACTGGACTTGAAATACGACACTGCATTCACCGATGCATTCAAGGGTTCTGGTTCCATTGGATCAATAAGTCTGAAGAGCCTTCAGCAAAACAGTTTGGTAAGCATAAACTTTGATGGGGTAGCATCAAATCTCAACGGAGTAACAGGAATCCTATTCCCTTATTTTGTTCCTTTGGCTTCTTTTGCAATGCAAGGAATAAATACAAACTTCCCAGGAAGCGTGAATATAAGCGGCGAGTTCAGCAGATTTGATGGAGTTTGGACCAAAACAGTATTTGGCATTCCAGAAGATGGTTCTGGTGAATCCGTTACTCTGAAGCAAGTGTACCAATACTATGCAGAAGGTGTCTCTAGTGGAGCAGATTTTGGAATAGGTGATAATGGTAGTGCCATATCTCCATTCAACAAAGATATAGGAGGATTCCCAAATCTTCGTCTTTTCTCATGGAATGCTCTTACAAGAATAAGTCCATTCGATCTTCAATCAAGCGTACAGAAACTCGTTCGTTCTTCCTTTGCCTCGGTTGCAACAGACAGAT